CTGCGACGTGCACGGGCTCGACCTCGTGCCGCGCAAGTGACCGCCGACGCGCTGACCCTCGCCCGTCGGGCGTCGCAGCGGCTGCGCCGCGACCCTATGCTCGACCTGCGGCTGACGCGGCCCCAACGGCAGTGGGTTGAGACGACGCACCCGCGGGCCGTGTGGCGCGACGGCAACCGCCTGGGCAAATCCTGGGCGCAAGCGGCCGATATCGTCCTATTCGCCCGAGGGATGCACCCGAACCAGACGCACCGCGGCGCCCTGCGGATCGTGGTCGCGTCGGAGTCCTGGGCGCAGTTTGTACCGCTACAGCGGCGGCTATGGGATCTGCTGCCCCGGGCCGAAATTCATCCCAAGCTGTATTTCAGCCCTGGGCAGGGGATCAAGGGCTTTAAAGAGCCCGTGATCCCGTTTGTCTCGGGACCTGCGGCGGGTACCGAGATCATCCTATGCACGTACCAACAGGGCGCCGTGCGCCTCGCAGGCGGTAACTACCACCGCGCCTATTGCGACGAGCCCCCGCCCGAGACATTTGTCGGCGAGCTGCTGCCCCGCCTCGCGCAGCAGGGCGGCCACCTGCGCATGACGTTTACGCCGACGCCCGAATCGCCCCCGCTTGAATGGCTGCGCGACAAGGTCGACGCGTGGAAGGCCGGCAAGCCGGGCGGATTCGCCGAATACAACCACGGGTTGACGCCCGAGAATGTGCTCGTGCATGGCGGCCCGATCCCCGTGCCGTACATGACCGCCGCGCAGATCGAGCAATTCGCGGCCGACTGCCTGCCCGTCGAGCGGGCCATGCGTATGCAGGGGGCGTGGGATCCCCTGTCGGCCGGGCGGTGGCTCACCAACTACGGCCCGGGCTGTCATCACTACAGCCCGCCGCCCGTCGGCGCTCGCCTCGCTCTCGGGATCGACCACGGCGCCGCGGCGGGCAAACAGGCGGCGGTATTGGTCGCCTGTACCCAGGACGGCACACTCGCCCCGCGGGTATGGGTCATGGGCGAGTCGCTATCCGACGGCTACACGACGCCCGAGCAGGACGCCCGCGCCGTGCTCGCTATGCTCGCCGACTGCGGCGTCGGGTGGGACGACCTCGACGTCATTGTCGGCGACCGCCCGACGGGCCGGAACCGGTTCGCCGTCGCGAAATCCAACCGGGATCTTGCGCAGTTCGTCGCGTGGCAATTGGGGAAGAAGCGCCGCGAGGTATGGATCGACACGCCCAAGAAATGGGCAGGCAGCGTAAACCACGGATTCCGGATCATTAATGCGATCATGGGCCGCGAGGACGACGGGAGGTCGCATTTCCTGCTCGCGCCGACGTGCGGGCAGCTCACGAAAGCGATTCAGTCATTCGAAGGCGACCGCCGCGACCCGCACAAAGACATACTCGACGCCGCGCGGTACGCTATCGAGCGCCTCGTCGACGGGTCGCGTGGCTGGGCGCCGCCCGCTATTACGTACGCATGAGGGGCTAACCAATGCCGATCCCGCCGCGCCCGCCTATGCCGACCCGCGAGGACGACGCCCGCGCCGCGTTGCAGTCGTCGATCTATGACGTCCTGCGCGACGATTGGGAGGAATTGCTACGCGATTGGCTCGTCAGCACGATCGGCGAGGAACGCGCCGCCATTTGGGGCAAGCCCGACACGAGCGTGAACCTGCTCGCGGACTACGCCCGGCAGGTGACGACGCCCGGGCTCTATGCGACGCCGCCCGAGGTCCGGGGGCCGCCCGGGGCGCGGCCGCTGCTCGACCGCCTCGCGTCGGCGGGCGTGTGGACGCGTCAGCAACACGTCGAGTATCTCGCGGTCGGCATGGTCGACTGCCTCGTGCGGCCGCAGGTCGACGCTACGGGCCTCGTGTCCGCTCGCGTCGTCGCGCCGCACAATATCTACGCCGTGCCGCACGCCGACGACCCGACCCGACCCGTAGTCATTTGGGAGCTGCGGCTACGCGAGCTGCTCGGCGCCGCGGGCGAGTCGGTCTACGTCTGGACGTGGGATCAGTACGACGTGAGGAGGGGCCGCGAGGCATACCGGATCGTCGCCGCCGAGCAGGTGACCCTCGACCACGCCGTGACCGCCCCGACGGGCGAGGCCGTGCCGCAGGGCGCGACGTTCGCCCAGGGCGCCGGCCTCACTCATTTGTTTATCGACGACGCCCCGCCCGAGGGCCTCGACGGCGACGCGTACCCGTTCCGCGACCACGTCGGGCGCGCGTTCCTGCCGTGGGTCTGGTACCGCAGCATGGACACGGGCAGCCTATGGGGCACGATTTACCGGCAGGGGCCGTACCGGGGCACGCTAAACGCGGCGCTCCTGTCGACGTACACGCTACACGCCGCCCGCGACGCGACGGGGTCCATGACGCTGGTATTCAACGCCGCGGAACCCGGGGGCGTCGCCGGTTTGGCCGGTACACAGGCGGCGAACCGGTCGCTACCCGTGTCGCCCGGGTCGCTGCTGTTCCTGCGGTCGCTCGACGGGTCGCAGCCGTCGGTATCGCAGATCGGCCCGGGGGCGAATCTCCAGCCCCTGAGCGCGTTTGCGCGGTCCTACATGAGCGCGACCGCCTCGCGTTTCGGGGTCAATTCCAACGACCTCACGAACCTGTCAAACCCGCAAAGCGCCGCCGCCCTCGCTATTTCCGACCGCGGCCGCCGCGAGTTTGCCGAGCGTATGGCGCCCCTGTTCCGCCGCGCCGACGAGCGCCTCGTGCGGCTGTTTGCCCTGCTGTCGAATCTCGCCACGGGCGCCAATTTCCACGACGAGGGGTATTCAGTCGTCTACACCAGCACGACCGAAACCCCCGACGAGGAAAAGGCCCAGCGCGAGCAGCTGGCATTCGAGCGCGACGCCGGGCTGATCTCGCAGGTCGACCTCTGGCTGACGTACCACCCGGGCGCGACCCGCGACGACGCCCTCGCGGCGCTGACCCGCGTGCAGGCCGACGAGGCCCGCCTCGCCCGTATGCGCGAGGCCGTCGACGACGACGCGGGCGTCGTCCTGCCTGCCGAGCACGCCGAGGATATGCGCGCCGCCGTCGACGAGCTGGAGACACTACGCGAGCGGATCGCCGACCTGGGCGACGATCTCGCGATTGAATCGCTCGACGAGGCCCTGCGGCTGATCATGGGCGACGACGACGAGGCCGACGCCGCCGACGAGGCGCCCGTCGAGCAGGTCGAGGGCGCATAGCGTGCCCGTCATGCGAGGCCGCGACGAGCGGGGGCCGTGGTACCGGTGGGGCCGCGAGGGCCAGCGCTACAGGTACACGCCCGGCGACCGCCGCAGCCGCGAGGCCGCACGACGCAAAGCGGCCGCGCAGGGTCGGGCCATAGCGGCCCGTCAGGCCGCCCAGGGCGGCGACGAGGGCGGCGGGTATGGCTGACAGCTTCAAGCCCCCAAACAGCGTGGCACGGGCCGCCCAGGCCGCGCGACGGCGCCGCGAGGCCGTGCCCCCGTCACAGCGCGGGCTAACCGGCGTCGGGTCGCGCCGTATGGGGCAGCTCGCCGGCCGAAAGCCGGTCAGCGTTAAGACGCTGCGGCGTATGCTGGGCTACCTCTCGCGGCACCTTAAGGACAAGCGCGCGAGCACGTGGGCGGAGCGGGGCCGCGGGTGGGTCGCGTGGCACGCATGGGGCGGCGACGCGGGCGCACGCTGGGCGCTGCGCACGCTGCGCAAGGTGGACCGGGATTGGTACGATAACTGGGCGCGATCGCCGCGTAACCGCGCCCTAATTAGACACCTGCGCGGCAAATGAGGGGAGATCATGAGTAAGCATCCATTGGTCGAGGGGCGCGAGCTCACCGACGCATTTACGAGCGGCTACGTGCGCGAGCACTACATGCCCAAGGACGAGGCGCTTAAGCGGATCAACGCTAAGAGCGCGCAGCTCGACGAGGCCCGGGCGCGTATGCTGGAGATCGAGCAGCAGCTCGGCACGCTGCGCGGGGCATCCGAGACGCTCGACGAGCTGCGCGGCGAGCTGCGGCGCCGCGACGACCTCGACGCGTTCCGGCGTGCGGGCCTCGCCGACGCCGAGGGGGCCGTCGACGACGGCCTCGTCGACCTGTTCCGGTACGCTCACGCCAAGCACCTGGGCGACGCCGAGGTCGAGGACACCGACGCCGCGTTTCGCTCGTGGCTGACCGACCCCGAGGGCGCGGCGACGCACCCGGCCCTCGGGTACCACCTGCGACGCGAGGCCCCTATGCCGTCGAGCCCTGCCCCCGCCCCCGCCCCCGCCGCGCGCCCTGCCCCGACGGGCAACGCGGGCACCGTGTCGAGCGACCCCGGGCGCATGACGCCGCAGGCCCTGCGGGACTATGTCCGCAGCCCCGCGTATCGGTCGCTTCCCCGCGAGCGTCAGGCCGAGATCCTCGCTCAGTTTGAGGGGCGTTGACACGCCCCGCGCGTACCGCTACGCTCGACACGAGCAGCGCCTCGGATCTCCCACGTCACGGGCAGTAAGGCAACGACAACGCTTTACCCTCGACCGTGGGAGATCCACAAATGGCAACCATTAGCAGCCCGTTCCGTCACGCCGATACCCAGGGCGATTACGGATACGCTTCCGTCATCCTCGCCGAGCGCCTCCGGATGGGCCTCGCCGACGCTTTGAACCCCCTCGACCTCGCCGCCGTCGCATACATGGGCGACCTCGGCGGTAGCGGGTCCGATACCGTCCGCGTGCCATTCGCCGACGGCCTCGGGTTCGACGCGAGCATGACGACCCTTGCGACCGAAACGACCGCAGTGCCGTTCGGCAGCTTCACCTCGGGCAACGACACGATCACGATCGCCGCCCACGGCCTCGGGTACCAGTCGTCCTACCTCGCCCGTATGCTCGCGCTCCCCGCCGAGCAGGTCGTGCATCAGTTCGACAGCCTCGTCGGAATGATCACTCAGTCGTGG